AATACACCACCACACCCGTCCATTTTTTATCTTTTTCTAAGACAAACTGATCTTCAAATAGTTCGGATACATCGTCTGCATCTGGAAAAAATACTTCGAGCTGCAGATCTGTGGTGTAACCGCTTGAACCATCCAATGTGTCCGTAATGGTGGTCGCGAGCCAGTAGATTTCATCGATCTGCTCCTTAACCCCAACAAATAGAAAAGTCTGCTCTGGTATGATGTCTGGCACACCTCTGGCCAGCTTATAACTGAGTGTTTCACTGGTACGTTTGAAATGGTTCAATTTAGCTGAAGCAGCTAGTGTCGCGGTTTGTTTGTCTCGATGAATATGACGTAGCTCTTTGATGTTCTGGTTCGATTGATCCCCGACAATGACCTCAAGCTTTTTAGCCATTTTATCATCGTAGTAAAATGCGCGAATTGCAGTGACTTCTTCACCGCCATCGCTGTAGCTATAGCGATGATCATCACCCATTGCCCTGGTCAACTTGTAAGTCGGTAGATCTTGGCCAGATATGGTCTGACTCTGGCCTTTGGGCATAAAAAGTAAGGTACCATTTTTGATGGTCGCAATCGCGTCGTGTTCATCGGCTAAACGAGTAATCAAATTCGCATCTGACTCGTTTTGATCGATATGAATGATTTTATGGCTGGCCAGATCTGCTGCAACACTATCGTTAAGATCATGCTCAAGGGCAATCAGTCGTATTAAATCGCCGAGGGCAATATTATCGAAGCTACGCTCTTTTTTCTGTTTGAGTGACTTTTTCATATCTGCACTGGTTGCGCGAATACGAAGAACATCGGGCGTACCGGCATGCTCGACCTCTTTGACGATGTAACTGCCTTTGTAGACCAAGCCAGAATGCTGCCAGCCTATCCATGCCTGTAAGACTGCTCCTTTTGGAGGGATTTGTAGCAATCCGTCGTGATCGGATAGCGATAGGTCTAGCGTATCGACTTCAAAGCCACGTTTATTTTCGATACGCATTTGCATGAATCGATTGTTGATCTTTGATGAAATATCTAAGCCATCGACGATGAGCTTAAAAATGGGAACTGGGTTTGCTTTTGCAACATCATCGGCCAGATCATTGAGTGTGGAAAGTACAGTCATAGTAAGCCTATTAATTTTCCTGCAGTGTTACCAATGAGCGTTCCTGGTTTCTGTGCCTGCGTCATTTTCAAACTGAATTCGATTTTTTTTGGTGTGCCATCTGGGAAAAAAATAGTCTGGGTTTCCTGAAGGTCATCGATGTGATACAGCCCAAATACTTTACCTGTGCCTGCAATCAGTGGAAATGCCTTACCTGTGTCGCCCATTGTGCGAAGTGCTGTAATGCTCATTTGAGATCCAAATTCAGGCACGATACTGCCCTCAAGCGAAATAGTATCTTCGCCACGGCCAGTGAATTGATACGCTGGCATATCACCGACACGGGAGTTGCTTGGATGTCGCCAATTGGTGCTGCGCTGTAACTGTTGATACACCGCAGTTGGAATGCTAAATGGGAACATGCCTAATATCATCATCATAAGTTTTACTCCTGATCGGCCATGATGGTGCGCACACGTGCCAGTTTGTCGCGCTGAATTCGCATGACGACTTGTTCAATTTTGCGTTCAAGATCTTGGACGATTTGTCCTGGTGCAGCATGGATATGAATCGTGTATGTGTCACCGGCCACCGCCACGGAAGACTGACGACTTGGGATTAGATTGGGTGCTGTCTGGATCTTAGACATTACCGGCGCAGCGATATCGATCTGGTCCAAAACTGGTGACTGAGATTTATTGGTAAATAGATTGAGGACCTGATTGTATTTGTTCTTGAGCTCAGGAAATGCCTGAGTAAGACCCATGCCAATACCACCGATGATATGACCGCCCAAACCTGCCATGACACGGCTTGGCGAGTGGATATCCATTCGTTTACGCATAAAATCTGGCATGTAGCTATTGATCATGCCCCACACCGTTTTTAACTGATCAAATCCTGATTTGATGCCGTCAATCAGACCATTAATGATATTGCTGCCAATCGACACAAATTTGTCTTTTAGACCGATCAGGAATGCGATGATTTGATCAAAATTGGAAATAATGAATCCCAATGGGGTCATAGTCAGGAATATATTGCATAGACTCGCCCATGCCACTGAGACAATATTTTTAATAGTTGCCCAGACACCTGTCATAAAATTGCTGATGCCTGTAAAAACACTGCTAATGATGTTTGAAACAAAAGCCAACCCAACATTGATAACATTTGAAATTTCAGACCAGATATAACTTAAAAATCCTGTAATAGACGTCCAAACCACGTTTATAAAATTGGATACTGTATTAAAACCTGTCGCGATGTATGACGAGGCTACGCCGACACCATAACCGACTGCATTGGCTATACCTGACCAGATCTGGCTAAAAAAACCTGTAATAGTTGACCAGTTTGCGATGATAATTCGTGGAATACCAATAAAGGGCAATAACACATTTAAAATTGGATTGTTGGCAAATACAGCATCAATGGAGTTGATAAAATCTTTTACCCATTGCACACCAGAATTAAATGAATCCTTGATCAAAGTCCAGACTTGAGATAAGCCATCCGTTAAACCATTCCACGCACTAGATGCTTTAGCTGAAATGGATGTCCACAATGCTTGTGCGCCATTCGTTATACTCGCCCATAAGTCGATAAAAAAGCCTTTGATCGGTTCCCAGTTTTTGTAAATAAGATATGCTGCAGTCGCAAGTAATGTGATCGCTAGAATGATTGGATTGGCCATCATCATACGCCCTACTAATAAGAACATGCGACCAATCCACATGACAGCCGAGCCAAGAGCTTTAAATGGCGATGTCAGCATCTTAAATACGAAGCTTAAGGCACTGCCCTGAACCCCAATGGTTGCCATCATGAGCCGTAGGCTTAACATGCTTAAAATAAGTGGTGAAAAGACCAAGAGCAGTCCACCAATGGCTACTAGGCCCGCAGCAATCACCAGTAAGCCAGTGCCAAGTGCTTTGGCCAATGTGGGATTTTGCTGCATCCAGCCTGTGAAAGTTTGCATCGCGTTGGATGCCATTATTAATGCTTGCGTGTAGATTGGCAAAATAGTCTGGCCAAACTGTAAATAAGCATCGTGCAGTTTGGCTTTTGCATCCAACTCTTTACCAGCCGTGGTGCCTTGTGCCTGTTTCTCTAACTGGTCGATATTAAAGGCACCTTCATTTAGCTTGGCATTTTTATGAATCTGATCACGCTGCATATACATTTGAGCAAAAAGGTTTGATGCAGTACGGTTACTGAAAATACTGCCGATCGCATCAATGACGTCACTTTCTTTGGTAATGCCTTTGGCATTTAGTGCCGGTACCAGTACTTGCTCCATCCATGCAAACTGATCTTTTTTGAACAATGCAGCGTTTTTAATTGCACCGATATCGAGATAAGACAAATCACCAGTTTTATTGTGTTTGACCTTTGAATAATCGCCAATTAGACCAAATTTATCGAGATTTGCAGCTGCTCGCTGCGTGGTTCTACCCTGGTACAAGTTTTGATAAGCAGACATCATGGAGGTACCGACACGAAAACCACCCATTTCCTGCACCAATGGTTCCATTTTGTAGTAAAAGGCTTTGTTATCCATGCCCTTTGCAGCAATACCACCGGTTTTAATGACGTTGAGCCATTCTTCCGCTTGTACTCGTCCACCCGTTGCCGTGATGACTTGCTGAATGATATTAGCTTGTTCTGTAAATGATTCTTTGCTTTTTAAGCCATTACGCATTTCGATGACTTTGAGCATGTCCATGAATTTTTTTTCATTTTCGACACCGTGATCACCATACATGGCCTCATTCGCAAATTTCATTTTAGCCAGCGTTGGTGCGACCCATTGTGCATGATGCACGTCGCCGAACGCAGTTACACCGTCACGTACCAACGTTAAATTATCAAGCGTACTGGTACCGAAAGTTTTCATCGCTCTGGCATATTGAATTGCTTCTTCAGTGGCTTTTTTCCCAAAACCTAATGATGCAATACGATTCTCTTCGGTATCGACGCGCTTTGACTCATCGATCGGCTTGCGCATTGCGTAAAGTGTGCCTACGCCTGCACCAGCCATTAGCATACCGGTCATGCCCGCTGTGCGCGCATTCTGACTGTAGCGTTGGTGTTGCTGTTGCACATTGTTTAAATTGCGGAGTGTTCGGCGCTGTCGTTCAAGCTCTGATGTTGCTTGATCTGTACGACGACGTAATTCAGATTGATGCTGAGATAAGTTACTGGTAGATAACCCGGATTGATTCATCTCAGTACGAAGTTGATGCAGCTGCTGTGTATTTTGCTGATGCGAATCTTTCAGCCGTTTTGCTGCTGCTTTGGCTTTTTCAAAATCACGTGTTAATTCTGCACTTGGATTGCTATTCATCTGCTGTCGCAAGGTTTTAATGCGATCCTGCATGTCTTTAAGTGCTTTGGCGCTTTCCTCGGTGGCTTTCTTTTGCTTTACATAACCATCGATCTGTTTTTGCTGATCATTGAGTTTTTTGACTTCATCACTGGTTCGTTTTAGCGCATTTGAAGCAGCTTTACTGTTGCCGATCATCAGCTTGAGTACGGGACTCAAGCTGTCTTTTGATCCAAACAGGACTTCAAGTTTTAAGGGTTTCATTCGGCATCATTTCCATTTCGATCAATGGCTTGTTGATGCCATTGCATCAGTTGACTAAGTGACATATCTGTATAGGCCTGCGGTGGCCAGTGAAATACCACCGCTATATTGGCGATCGCATCGTCTACTGTTGGCGTAATACTTCCGCACGTACGGATTTCGGTTGCAAAAAAAGCATGATGACTCCACCAGCTTGTGCCAGATCGGATGGTTCTAATTGGCTGATTTGAGATTTTGTTAGGGTTGGAGAGCAGATACGCGGAAGTACTGTACAAATCGCATTAACATCACCTTGTAATAAATCTGCAATTTTAACGCCCTGTAATGCAGTGACATTCGGTTTTCGGATTTCTAAAGATGTGATCTCTAAAGCGCCCATCAAAATTGGATTATCAAGATCGATGGTTTGGACGTCTGGATTTAGTGATGTTTGGTTTTGTGCTTGCTGTTCAGTTGACATGAGATTACTCCAAAAAATTTATAAAAAAACCTCTGCTCACAGGTTATGAACAGAGGGATGGAAACTTATAAACCAATGTTTTGACGATGCTTTTCAAGTAGATCGACACCGTTCACGATTTCTTTGCACCCAGGAATGTCAATTTCAATGACTACTTCGCCATCGATGGTCAGTTTGTAATATGACCAAATGGTTTTGATGGTAGTTTCGGTATCATCGCCGGCTTTGGCATTACCAAAATCAATCTCTTCATGTCGACCACGAATGACGATTTCGACCGCAGTTTCTTCGCTTGAGTCGTCTTTTTGATAAGAACCTGCATAGCGTAAACCAAGAGCACCAATCGTTTGTGCACCAAATTGTTTAAGTATCAGTGGGTCAATACCGCCAAGTTTCCACGTCATTTCAATTGCGTCATCACTTAGACCCATGTCGACTTTAACGTTACCGTTCATTCCACCGCCACGCCAGTTTTCAAACTTGCGACCCAGCTTAGGCAAGGTCACTTCACCAGTTTGACCCAAATATGAATTACCCTCATTGTAGAGGTTCATCAGTTTTAGTTTTTTAGGTAGAGCCATGATCTTGTCCTTATTATCCTGCAGTTACACGTGAAGCAAAGTCGACCAAGTAGCGGTCTGTAATACGCTGACGTAACACTAAGTTTTCAAGTGGTGGCACAGGTGTATAGTCATAGTCGATATAAAACTTGCCTGATTTGATGACTTCTTTGGTATTAATGACTGGATCTAACCAGCATTCACCACCGAGTAAATAATTGCCTTGTGTCATTTCACGCATTTTTGCGTTAATGCCTTCCGTAATGTCTCGAGCCAAACCTGTTGTTAGTGGTAAATCTGCTGCCCACATATGACCTTCAGCCATCGTATCTGCAAGAATTTGAGCTGTACGTGTGTAGTTTTCAAATGCAAATAGTGGATCTGCTGTACAAGTACGTGAACCCCAAAAACGGAACCCATCGCGCTGAATGAGCGTGGTAATGTCATTTTGGTTGAGATAGCCAGCGTCCGTGTCTGGATCTTGCAGTTGCCAATACACATCTTTCGAAATGCCTGTGACTCCATTTACAGCTACGTTTGACAGTGTTTTTTGCCAACCGGTTTCATTGTCAATTTTTGCACGCAAGCCCAGCGCACGTGCGGTGGCATCAAATGTTGACGTTGTTTTAGTAGCTGTATCGAAGCCTAAAAAGTCTGGCCAGATGACCATCGCTTCACGTGCACCGAACGTTTGACGATAGGCTTGTGCTTCTTCTTTGGTTTGACAACCATTTGCTGAAATATAAGCAAAACCGCGAAGCTTTTGAGCCAATGCAATGAGTGCTACAGATACAGCCGATGTATCTAAACCAGGAATACCCAAAATACGTGGTTTGACACCGAGCTGTGCTTCTGCTGCAAGCAAAGCTTTCATGCCTGTGTATTTACCGTTGACTGAACCGCCGATGATAGCGGACGTCTGCTCTGCAACATTAGCTTTTTGTTCTACTCGAACCACGACAGTCGCGGGATTCGTTTGATCGGCAATGGCTTGAAGTGAACGCGCCAATGTGCCTTGTGTACCAGCTTTATCAAGTCCAGCCTGAACGTTGGTTAATAAAACAGGTGTGTTGAGTGGGAATTTTGTTGCATCTGCATCTGATGCTGTACAGACCATACCGATAACCGAGCTTGATACTGTACGAATCGGACGGGTTCCATCGTTGAGTTCTAAAACTCGGACTCCGTGATGATAATCTTGAGCCATAAAAATAGCCTGTAATCTGGTTAGTTTTCAGATCACAGGCTTACAAATTTAATTATGATTGTCTTTTTAATGAGTTTGTATATAAGTTATATACAAACTCATAACGTCATCGCATAACGCCACATCTCATCGACTTGCTCGGAAGTTAAATTTAAAATACTGAGCATGTATTGAACTGAGTCATTTGAGCGTTCAAATTTATCTGACTCTTCATACTCAATCTGAATGCGTGTACGAAGTGTTTTGTCTTCAATAGCTTTGATTGATTGCTCAATTGTATCAAGTAGTTCATGTTCAAGTAGCACAAGTTTGAATTGACGACGGGTGAGAGCAACAAATTGTTTACTGTCAATTTCATACTTCTTTTCTTCATCGATATAGATCATTGCATTTCTCCAATCCCGTCTGTTAAGTCACTTTCATCTACTGTCCAAGCATCGCGGTATTTTGTATCTGCTGGCAATTCTGAATCGTCAATAATCTTGAATTTCTTCCCAGCGGGCACGTAGTGAGCCGCATCTTCTAAAATGTTTGATTCATCTGCTAGCGATACGATTGCAACAACATTGTTGTCTTGTAAATAGATAATTTTCATACTAAAAGCCTTAATACATCACTGCTAAATTGACATAGGTCGGGTTATATGTGCCCTGTGTGTTGTCACCACCCCACGAACAGTTGATACAAAACGCGGTTTGATTCGGTAGATTATTTGCATCATCCCAAATGTTCACTGCCGCTCCAGCTGCGCCCCGCCAACTCGCCATCCCGACAACGACGTAATTAGAATCTGGCGCAGCTTGGCTTAAATTAATTCTATAAACACCATTGCCCAAGTTTGTAACACTTGCTATGCCTGACGATTTTCTGATTGCACCAGTGTTCATGTTAAAGTTGATGAACGCTCTCAAAACCGGCGTATTTGATCTCGTGTCGATATTGATATTACCCGAGCCATCAAACCATGCATCACCTGAGACTGCACCGGATATGCTGATGTTGCGAGAATTTTGCAGTTTTGATGCTGTGGCTGCATTTCCAGAAATATTTCCCCCTTGAATGTAGCTATTTACACTGCCATCTGGGTTTCTAAACTGAATGCCGGGCGCAGTCCATGTGGCACTTTGTATAACAAGACAACCTGAAACATCACCATCACCGATAAACACATCGTCGCCGATGGGCAATAAGCGATTGTTGGGAAAGATATTAATATCTTGTGTTCCATCGAACTCAAAACCGCAGATTTTTCGCTTATCTTTAAGTTTTGTTGCAGATGTTGCATTGCCGACAAATTCAGCATCACCACCATCTTTACCTACATATTTTGCCGAATACATCCACCCGCCGGCTTTTACATCACGTGTAGCTAATACATCAATTGATGCAACAACATTTTTTGTTGTGACCGCATTTCCAGCATTAACATTTCCTGCAGTGTTAATATAACCAGCTTCGAGTGTCCCTTGGGTTATTAAGTTACCGGTACGCGTATCGATAAAAATTCGACATTTGTCTTGATAGTCATGAAAACCGATACCCCACCACGATCTGATCGTAATATTGTGGGTATCGTATGATGCGCCATCGCCATTGCCTGAAGCAATTCTATTAATGTCACCTGGTGCTGTTTCTAATTGAAATGAAGATGCAGAGATGTTGCCTGGGAATGATGTATTGCCCGACTCATCGAGTAATCTTGCTAAACGGACAATATCCCCATTTTCACCGCGTCGTTGAGCTGCCCAGATCTCTGTATTTTCATCATCAGTGGTACCAATTTCAATGTAGCCCCGATCTTTACCTTGATTGCCGACTGCAATATAACCACCGTCGGTTGCGGTTTCTGCTTTGATGAGAATTCTACGTCCGTCAGAATAGCCAAAGTTTAGCGTACCGTTTGTATCAGCAGTTCCATCAAAATTGTTTCCCCACAAACTGCGTGAGTTTTTTAGTTTTGTGGCAGAACCTACATTTGAATCAATAAATGCTAATTGTTTCACCCAATTGATTTTGTTGTTATTACCACCACCTATCCACGCTTGAGGAGCTCCATAATTTGTGTTAATAAACGCATGAGTATCACCGTTACCCCATGTGAAGTTAGCCCCAAATGCCGCACCATAATTGGCATAATCTATACCTAATCGATATACAGACGTAAAAGGCCCATTGGTAGCAACACCAACTACATCAGTTCTCCACGATGAGCTTAATGTTGCTTCTGATGCTCTTATATCTTTAAGTTCTCTAACAGTAGTATTAATTGTTACATTCGAACCACCATCAAAATCCACTGTTCCATTTGCATCACCCGACAATGTAATTGTTCTCGATGTTTGCAGTTTTGATGCGCTGTTTGCATTGCAGTCAATTCCGTTTTTTGTAATTCGAGCAACAATATCTCCTGTTTTAGAGTCAACAAAATTAAAAACCGCATTGTAAACTGCGAAATTCATGCGATCTACAGTTTCCCTACCGATATCTATATAGTGATATGAATCAGCGGATAACATACCTGTATTCGTCGTGATGCTCCCTGATACATCTCCACTTCCGTCAAAATTTTGACCGAAAATTTTTCTTGAATTTTTTAGCTTAGTCGCACTAGCTGCGTTACTTGAATAATTTCCGAGCGCATCAATCGTTGCAATGAGCGTATAACCATTTTCATTTCCATTGTAAAAATCGAAACCGCCTGCACCCCCTCCTTTGTGATTTATAAAGTCTGTGCGACCCTGCCCCCCGTTCCTATTCCAGCTTAAATATGCGCCTTGAGCCGTTGGTGTATAGTTCACCACTCCACCAGCATGAATTGTTGAATACACGTCTAATGCATTTTTTACTGACATATTATTGTTTTGATCTACAGATAAAATTTCTGTAAATTCATCACTTGCATTATTACTAATTGCACTGTTATTGCTACGTACAACAGAAAATGCATTATCTTTACCAACAACTAATTTGCCCTTATTTCCTTCTTTTTTTATGAAACCAATATCAAAATTATTACCTACTGTTAAAACTGAATTGTCTGCTGTAAGCTGAACGCTTCCGCTGATTGATCCGCCAGTTTTATTAAATTTTTCATCCTGAAGTTTTTTACCTTGTTTCGCAGTTAGTGGTTTTGTAGCATCATTAGTGGTTAAGTTGTCGATGAGTTCATTGCGTCGGATGTAATTCTTGTTGACCCATTCTCGTGTCGCATATATCAATGAATCATCAAGATAAAGTGCAATCACTTCAGCATCTTGAATATTGATAATCAGCTTAATTGCTATTTCACGTGCAGCACCTTCATCAGCAGTCGGTTTATATGTCGGCGGGTAACTCGCATTGACGATCATCGTATTGCCAGCAAACAGGCCTAATTCACGGATAAAAAAACCGCCGGTGTTCGATGGAATGATCGCTTCACAAACAATCTGATTGGTATTATTTGGATTGATTTCGACGACATTTAAAGCAATTCTGGCTTTTTCATTGACGAGTGCGGTGCGGGTTTCTAGCGGGGTCGGCACTGAGCCATTTCCATCGCCCACCGCAATGTGTGAATAGTTTATTTTGTTGTTGACTGTGGCATTAGCAATCAGTGCTTTGCCGTTATTAGTCAAAATACCTTTATATGTTGCTGCCATAATTTACTCGACGAAAATAGTGACTGTTTCACCGCTATGTGTGCCAACGGCTACACGGGGAATACAAAGTGGTTGAACATTGATAATTAAGTTGGTCAGGTGACGTGATGCAGGCTTAGCATCTTTCACAAGTCGATTGACCTCTGCATATGTTGCATCAGTTAGCTCAAGCCCATTGAGTTCAAGCGTGAGCGTGAATGTTCCTGGTGTTCCAATTGGTTTGGTTTCGAACCATTCTTGAAATACGCAGCTATAACCGAACTGCGCG